TATAATAAACCTTTTGAAGGTAATTCTACCATTTCGGTAGGAAATTTAAATTTTTCGTTCATAATTTTTATTTGTTATAACTTTGATATCGTATATAAATATATGACAAAAAAAGAAGCTCGCAAAAAATGCGAGCTTTCTTTAATTTTTGTTTGATTTTTATTAGAAATTCAACACACAATAATCTGGTTGAACAGTCATTGTAATGTTTACAGCAGTATTTTCAGTATCCCAGCTATATTCACCGAAGTTTGATTCAGTAATTAATGCGCCTTTAATGATCCATTCTGATACGATATCACCTACTGGTCCTAATACGTCGAATGTTAAATCTTTCTTGTAAAAATCACTATAACCATCTCTACCTGTTACTGATTCGTGGTGTAAACGTACCCATTCCATTACTGCCTGAGCACCTGAAGGTGTAATAGGATCGAATAATGTAAATGTGATAGGTCCCCAAGTAGTTTTACCTTTAACGAAACGTTGTACGTTAATGTGGTTTAAAGCTACTGTGCCTTGAGTTAATGTCACTGCACTTACACCTTTGATTTCATAAGCAGGAATACCATCAATATACATGATAAAGCGGTTTGCCTGTTTTGGTTCAAATGCTGTGAAAAATATTTCGTTTGGATCTAATACTGCCATTTTATTTATTTATTTTGTTTTGTTATAAATATCTATATTTTAAAAAATTACGCTGGGAAAGTTACACCAGTTGGCAATACGTTGAAATCTAAGTAAATGAATTCTGCAGTTCTTGTAGGTTGTAAATAAATTTGACCTACTAACTGGTTTCTGTCAATCACATCTGGTGTGTTGTTTGAAGAATCCATGATTACTTTAAAAGCGTATAAACCTTGTCTTTGTTGTACTGTTTCTAAATATGGGTTAACTTGGCTTAAGAAGCTGTTTCTTGTAGCGATAGTATTTTGTTCGAATACTAAGTTTTGAGCTACTTGAGAAATGTATCCTTTAAGAGCAATTAACAATCTACGAACGTTTACTCTATCTAAAGCAGAAGCTTGAGTTTGTAATGTTTTCTGTCCGTATACTACTGTACCTGTTCCAGGGAATGTTGCAATAGGGTTAACTTTGTTTGTGTATAAAGTATCGCGGTTTGATTGAGATAATTTTTTCTCAGCTCTAACTACACTACCTAATCCACCTCTGTTAATACCTGCTGGTGCGAACCAAGGTTCAGAAACTGAATCATTATAAGCGTAAACACCACCAATCATAGTTGAAGCTGGAACCCAAACTAATTGAGCAGAATCTGGATCAATTGTTTGAACCCAAGGCCAGTATGAAGCAGCGTATGAAGTATTTTTAGCGTTTGCTTGACCTGTTACTGTATTAATACTTGAACTATAAGGTACTAAATCTACTACGTAAATATTATCACCTCTATTTTGTGTATTTGAGATAATTGAAGTTACTTGAGAAGCACCTAAATCAGCTTCAGAAGCAAATAAACCAGGAGTTAATAATACATTGTATCTATAGTCATCTTGGTTAGCAAATAAAGCTATCATGTTTGTATAACTTGCAGTTACTAAACCTTGAATATTAGTTACACTTGAACTAATACTGTTATAATACTTTGCGTTAGCTCCAAATAATTGGCCTGTTGCAGCACCGAATGAACCTGAAGAGTTTGTTGGGATTTGACCTCCTGAAGCTGTGTATTGATTTTTAACAATACCATTATTATCAAAATAGAATGGAGTAGGATTAGTAACAGAAGAAACGTAAACGTATCTTGAGCTATTAGGATAATCACCACCTATTTCTACTTGATTATCAACTGAGTTGTAAGTTTTAGTTTGGTTACCAATTACTCTAGCTACATAGTTTGGAGCTGTTGGATCCATTGATAAATTAGTCCAAGTTTCTAAAACAGTCTTATTATTTGTGTTATCATCACCTTGTCTAATTAATAAACTAAATGTACCAGATGCAGTATCTTGGTTAGTTATTTGCCATCTAATATTATTTGCTGAACCTGAAACTAATGAACCACTAATATCTTGTGATCCAGTATTGTTCATTATAGCACCTTGAGAAAGGGTACTTAATACAAATGATTGTGTTGAACCACTTGGACATATAATAGCGGTACCTGAACCGGTTGCTGTTGTAGCACCTGTAAATGAACCACTTACTACTCTTGCTACTAATAACGTTTCACCACCATTTGCAAAATAGTTGTATGCTGCAATAGAGGTAAAATAAGTGTAGACTTGACTGGCACTTAAGAAAGTAGTACCAAATTTGTTTTGGTAGTCGCTGTATGAAGTAACGATAGTCGGAACTTCAACTGGACCTTTAACTGTTGGACCGATAATTGCGGCACCAACCGTAACAGGTTGTTGAGTTATAAATGACTGGTCGTTTTCAAGCGCTAATACACCAGGAGATATTAATGTTTCTGCCATTTTTAGATTTGATTAATGTTTTGTTATAAATATGTCAAAAACCTTCAAAATGCTATCTAGGAATAATTTCACCCGTAGACAAGTTGATGTTTACTTCACCATACTTTTGTTGTAACAAAACACCAAAATCTAATTCGGTTGTTTTTAATTCTGATAACTCCTTAATGATTAATTCTTTTTGAAGTTTAAGATCTTGAATGTTTATTTCGATAATTCCGAAACGTTCTACTAATTCTCCTCTTTTATCTTCAAGACTTTGTAATTTTGATAACTCTTCTGATGTTAAAACTTGGTTTTCCATATTAATAAATATTCAATAATTTTTTAATCGATACAATTATTTGATCAGGTTTTATTGTTTTTGTACACTCAAATTGACGCGGTGTATCTTTATGATCTGGACACCATTCCCAATCTCCTGGATCTAACCATTTACGGTTAAAGCAACCTCTACATGTTTTTGGATCTTCAGGATAAATACGTTCACAATCTTGAAATTCAGTATATGGATAACTAAATCCTGAAATCATAATTGTTGGGGTATTTAAAGCCCATGATAACCAACTTAATCCACTACCTACTCCAATAAATAATTTTGCATCTCTAATATCAACCATTCGATCTTCTAAAGCAATATTATATCCTGTTTTGTCTATTACACCGTATAATGTGCCGCCTAATTTTGAATCATGCCATTCATCGCCTAAAGGTTCTGCTGTTAATATAACCACTTTATACCCGTTATTATTAAGATAATCTATAACGGTTTGCCATCCTCCTGGATGATTCCAGTATTTGGCATGTGCCGAAGCATGTGGTGCTATTATAACATAATCACCTTCAATATCTGTTTTTTTATCAAGTGTTGTAATAATTGGTTTTACTTCATTATATTTTAATCCTAAAATTTCACTAGCTGTTTGTTGTAAAGGATATTTTTTAAAGTCAATTGGAATTTTATCGTAAACTACTTTTTTATCATCATAAAACCATCCAATAGTATACATTGCATATAAATCATCTACTTCAGAACCAGGTGGAACAAATTTAATTTCAGGATAATTTGCTTCAAACCAATCATTATGAAAGGTAGAACAAATAACATTACACATAAATGTTTTTCTAAATTCTTCAACATAAGGAAACCAAGCTAATGTATCACCTAATGCTCCTGAATCTAAATGAATATAAACTCGTTTACCTTGAGGATTCCATTGGTGTTCAAATACTATATTACCTTTATTATAAACTTCAACTTTCCAATTTACACAGTATTTAATATTAGCACGAGTCCACATATTATTACTAATAGTACTCTCATGTATAATTCGTTTAGTTTTAGAATTAATAAATTTTACAACATATTCTTCTTCTAAAGGTCCTATTACTTCTAAAAAAGCCCCATCCACAAAATTTACATTAAATGTATTTTGTGGTTTTTTACTTTCAATATTTAAAATCTGAGTGTTTGTGTATTCTTTAATTAGTAAGTCTTTCATATAATTGTATTAATTCTTTAGAACGATTTAACCATGATAATTCAGTTGATGTTTGTAATGCCCGTTGTCTATAATCACTATATTCATTTATGATTGTATCTAATCCACGTAACATTTCATTTAAATCTCTAGGTGCTCTCCATAACCCATGAAATGTAGTTTCTTCTTCAATCCATCCTAATATAGGTAAACCACAAGATGCGGCCTCTAATAATGTAAGATTGGGATGTCCAGCTTCTAAGTCTGATGGGTGAAGAAATATAGTATAAGATGTATAAATTTGTCTTAATGTTTCATTTGAAGGTTCGTATATAATAGATAACTTAGGATAACCATTAACCCATGGATTTTCTTTAAACCAATTTTTATTATTTTTAGGACCAACAATTGTAATAGGTAAATTACGAGCCATAGCTGTTTTTACACCTAATTCAAATCCTTTTCTATCATGTGAACCATACCCTCCTAAACCATTATTTGCTACCATTAATAAATTATGTGCTAATGGTGGTGTTTCATTTGGATAAAATGTATCTTTATTTACACCATGTGAAAAATAATGTACATTTGGTAAATCAAAATATTTAACTAAATAACGAGCAGGTACTAAAGAAAATACCGAGCGTTCCATTGCTTGTTTATTTTGTTTATAAACATCTGAATCTTTACCATAATGATAAGCATGATGATCATGGTGTTGGAATATATACGGTATTCCTCTATCTGCTAATTCTAATGCTAAATTAGCTACGTGTACCATTACTATATCATATTCACCTGGTTGGACTTCATTTGCCCATTTTAAATCTACTTGATGACCTAATTTTTTTAAATTAACTATAAATTCCCATACAATTTTTTCAATTGCACCCCAAGATGGTGGTGGGATAGGTATTCCGCAACCTGGATTTATTTGGGCTATTTTCATCTTAATGTTAAAAATCCGTTTTTAGATAAATTAATTTCAAAGTATTCTTTATCAATTATAATTTTTTTACTTTCAACTAACGATTGATCGTATCTATCATAAGATTCATAATGTACTTTGTATATTTTTTTAGGATTAAATATTACCTGCTTAAACCAGGAAACTCTATTTACTACTTTTATTATTTCATTAAATAATATTTGATCATCTTCATAAACAGTAATATAAATATCTCTACTATCAACTGAGTTGGCTGTACTTAAAAATATAGCAAATTGATCGGAATGATCTTTAACAGGTAATACAGAAAAATATTCTACTCGTGAATAATCTTTATGTTCAAAATTTTCATCTATTAATTTAGTAAAATTTGGTTTATTTTCCCAGTATATTTTATCTTTATCTTGGTTAAATGTATGATAAGTTAAATTTTCTAAACCATTAGATTCACTACCCCATTTTATCATTAAATTATCATATTCTTTAGCTGTTTTAACTAATGGAAAATGATCTAAATAAAATTTAGGTTCTGATGCTAAGAAATAAGTAATAATTGTATTACCTTCTTGTTCTTCTCTTAAACCAACATATGCTTTTTTATCATTTAAAATTGAAGATATATTATCAATATAAGATGTATTTTTTAAATGGTAATCGTAATTTAAGAAATATAATTTTTTAATACCTAAATCTTTAGCTAATAAGGCAGCATTGTAGTAGTTTGTATAAACAGAAGGCCCATGATAAACATCATTATCCTCACCTGTTAACATTAAATCTACTCTCCAACTATCAAAATCAAACCAAGTGTATTGATAAAATGTATGTTTTGTTAATAGATTATTTTTATCGTAAATACAATAATCAACCATTTCTTGCAATTCTTTTGGAATTGGGGAATGTGATGTTAATATAATTTTTCTACCTGTTTGTTTTAAAGATTCAATACATTCTTTAGTTGTTTTAACTATAGAATTTAATATTGGATAAGTTGAAACTACAATTGCTTCTTCTTCAACATTAGATAAATTTGAGTAGTGTAAAGTTGATTCAATTAAACTTAAATTATAACTAAAATCTGCAAAATCAAGATAATCAACCTTATAATTATCCCAATAGTTTAAATATACTGGTAGGTTATAGATTAAAATTGGAATTTGATATGAAACAGCCTCACGAATAACAAGTGGCATTGTTTCTTTATCATTGTTTGTACCTCTGGATGTGAATAGAAATAAATCCATTGCTTGATAAAAAACATCTACATCTGTACGTTCATTCCACCAAGTTAAATTATCAGGTTTATCGTCCATTAATGGTCCCCAATAATGTTTAAAATTATCTGCTTGATTACCTACACAATGAAATTCGTATTGTGGTAATGCTTTTGCATATGTAAAAAATTCAGCTTGATTTTTACGAGGTGTAAATAATCCAATATGTAAAATATGTTTTTTATCAGGATCTAATCCTAATTTTTGTAACGCTTCTGTTCTATCAGGGCGTTCAACATATTCTATTGGATATTCAACTAATACGCTAGGAATGTCAATGTTTTTATATTGATTGATTTGCCATTTAGAGACAAACATAAATTTATCCGGAAAGAATTTTTTCTGAGTTGTATCGTAAGATGAATCGTGGGATGTTTCTATAATTTTATACGTTCTATCCTGAGTATAAATTTGTTTTGCAACATCAAAATCCATAAAGAATTCGGGTATTTCCTCTAAATGGATAATGTCAGGTTTTACCTGATTTATAATATTAATAAGTTCGTGTTTGTTTTCTTTTAAGGTAAAGAATTTATCTTTATCAATAAGTTTTACTATTTTATTACGAGTAACTACTAGTACACCTCCAGTAACATCGGACCATTCTACAAGATAGATTTCATAACTATCTTTTAATAGTTCTATTTTTTTAGTTAAATATTGAGGGAGTCCACCGGTTGATAGGTGTGGAGCAATATACAACAATTTTTTCATAATAACTTATTTTTAATAAATATAATAAAAAATATTTATGATTCCAAGCTTAAAATAAATATCCTGGAACAGCATAAGTATTTCCAGCATATCTTATCTCAATCCATGCATCTGGTTCACCTAAAACATTCCATGGATTTCCTGGAAGATTTGTATATACTTCTCCAATTGCATTTGGACCTGTTGGAGGGGTAAGTGTTGGTGTAGTACCTGCAGTATCAATTTCTAAACGATTTGTTTGTAAAATAGCAGTTCCACCATTATTAACATACATTAAATCTGTACTATTATCAATAGTAACAAAGTCTACTGATTGTATAGTTGTTGCTCCAGTTGTATAAACTAAATATTGTGGATAATCAATAAATACACCACCAGTAATACCTGAAGTACCGTTAAATGTAAGACCTGAAGTGCCTGCTGAACCACTTGTACCTGAAGTGCCGCTTGGTGCTGAAAAACCTGCAGCGCCTGCTATACCTGAAGTGCCTGAACTACCAGATGTGCCACTTGTACCAGATGTTCTAGAAGCACCTGAAGAGCCTGATGAACCATTTGTACCTGAAGTGCCTGATGAACCACTTGTTCTGGAAGCTCCTGATGAACCTGATGAACCTGATGAACCTGATGAACCATTTGTACCTGAGGTACCAGATGATCCGCTTCTTCCTGAAGAGCCTATTAAACCTGAAGTTCCAGATGAACCTGAGCTACCTGAAGTGCCTGAAGTTGAACTTTGGCCACTATTTCCTGCTATACCTGATGATCCATTTGATCCATTTGTGCCTGAAGTGCCTGAAGTGCCTGATGAACCACTTGTTCTAGAAGAGCCTGAAGAACCTGC